ACACTGCGACTATACTGGTATGCCTCATATAATTGAGATGTATCACAATGAAAAGTGTTTCAAGTGGGTTACAAACGGATTTGAAGAGAAGCAAGTGCATTTTACAGAACCTCTTGAGGAAGGTTGGCAAGACGGGCGATACATTGACACGTTCACGATTGAGACAAGAACGCCTAACTACCCTCATCCTGTTATGAAGAAGCACTGCCCTGTATGTAATCAGTTACTTGATGCGGGCAACTTCAAGCGGCATGTCAAGAGCAAGAAATGTAGTTTGACATATGTCTATGCAAATGAAGTACCTAATAACTATAGAAGAGGAAATATCCAAACATGAAATCCTTTAGAGCATATTTGAATGATACTTTGATCAATGAGGGAGGTAATGCTCCAGTCATTGACAGAGAAACAGGTAAGGTCTTAGCCTCTGCTGACCGAGTTGATATGAGCAAGGTCAATCGTGGTCAACTACAAAGTCATTTGATCAGTTTGTTCAAGGTTCTCAACACAAAGTTTCAAGCTAAGAACAAAGAACCAATTTGGAAAAACTTTGAAGTTGTAACATCAGGACGGGCATTCAATGGTTCAAGTGAACATTTCATGGACAAAGAAATCAGTGATGAAGAATTTCGAGAAGAAAAGAAAACAATGGGAGATGTTGATATCACCATTCCTCACAAATATCTCAAGCCATTGTTTGATTTGCTTGCTGACCATGAGAATCAAAGACTAACAAAAGATTTCATCTACCTTGGTCAGAACAAGAAAGAACAGCATGGTCATCAAATCAATGCCGTCTTTCAATTGCAAGAACCAAAAATCAACATGCAGATTGATTTTGAAGGAACTGGATATACAGACAAGGATGAGCCTGATGAGTTTGCAAAGTTCTCACATAGTTCAAACTGGGAAGATGTTCGTGCGGGTATCAAGGGCTTAGGACACAAGCATTTGCTTGTAAACATTGCTCGAGCACTGTCTGAGATCAAAAATGCAGTGGTGTTGACACCATCATCACCAGTTGAACCTCCAGAAAAAATCAAGATTTCAAAGTCAGCCTCTGCACAAATGCCTACCAACCTAGCCTTTTCTGTTGATCGTGGTGTTCGTACAAAGTATGAGCCTGTCAAAAATTCAAAAGGAGAGCTTGTTAAAGTTGACGGTAAGCAGGCTTTTCGTGAGCTTGCTACTTCCGATAGCAAATATGAAACAAACGTGCCAGCAATCTATACAATGATATTTAATGAGAAGCCAGACAATGAGGACCTATCAAACTTTCGAAGCCTCTCTGGTATTTTAAGATTGTTCAAGAAACATAATGTTGAGAAACGTTTGGTTGAAAATGTCTTTCGGTTCATGATTGATAAAAGTTTCTTTGGTAGAGGCTCGCAAGGTACAGATTCAAAGAGTGCAGAAAATGATTATGAAGTTAAGATGACGATTCTAAATAAAATGATTCAAGAATTTCCATATTTAAAATCAATTCTTGAAAGTAAAGAAAAACAAATTAAAGCATACGTTGATAATTATAAAACAGTAGAGAAAAAAGACTAATGAAATCCTTCCGCAATTTTTTTATTCGCTCAGATTTTTTTGTTGAGGCTGCAAGTGATTCAATGCTTGACATTTCAATTCCAAATGCAGATAAAACTTTTAATGGCAAACTTCATTTATTTTTTGATACAGAATTTAAGATTGAAGAAAAAACAGACGGTGTAAAGCTTACATTGTTTCGTAATGATGAGGCATATAATCCAAAAGATTTTAGTGCAAATTGGATTGTAGCTTATAAAAACAATGTCTTACATCCAAATGAATTCAAAAAGACCAACACCAAGAAAGTTGTCAAGTCAGGTATTGGTGTCACACAATACAAATTAGTGTTTGAACATCTCAAAGCAATTCATAAGAATCTTGAATCAGTACCAAAGAATACAGAATTCTTTATTGAATTTCTGATGACAAAACCAACCTTGACTAGATCATATGATCATAAGCATGGAATGATTTTGATTGGATATTCTCACAATGTAACTGTAGAAACTCAGACAGAGTTTCGCCTCTACACAAAAGACGCAAAGTTAAATCAAAAGCAGAATGAACATTATGCTGAATTACTTGAACTTGATCTACCAGCACAATTGTTCAAAGGGAAAGTTGACACTTTTGAAAACTTGCTTCGAGGTGTAGAAAACTCAAATCTAAAATCTGCAGTCAACAAGCATAAGACAGACCTCAAGGATTTATACAAGAGGTCTGATTGGGATGACCTATATCAGAAAATCAAAGAAATCTTTTTGTCAGTCACAAGTTTCTATGGTGGAACTACAGAAGGTGTAGTCTTGCATGATGTGAATTCAGGAAAGATTTACAAGTTTCTACAAGCAGATCAACATGATAAAGAAACAAGACAAAAAGTAAAAGACAAATATAAAATGTCAAAGGAAGAAGAGAACAAGTATTATGAGCAATTAAAAGAGATTGCAACTGACATTTTAAACGAGATTGATTTGGATAGACCATTTACACAAGTGATTGACGAAGTATCTGCTGCCGTGCAGAAGGTGAAGTTTCCTCAAAAACTTCATGCAAAGAAAAATGACCATCAAGTTCGTGAAGATTTGCATTTGACAACCAAAATGAAATATGAAAAAATGCTGAAAGGTTGGGCAGGTGTTGTGGGTAAATTCCGAATCATCACGAAAGAACATGTGAAAATGATTGAATATGCTGTTGAAAAATATAAAGGTGCAACTGTCATGCTTGTTACTGGCGCCCGTGATAAGAAGCTTGCACAGGTGAATATGGAAATCCTAAAAGAAATTTTCAATGGTAAACCTGTAGAAATAATCTCAGGATCAAATGGTAATATTATCTCTCTGGAAAGAAAGACAAGAAATCCAATTGTTACTTATGTGTGTGGTCCAGATCGTGAAGAGGACTATAAAAAACAATTAGAGAATGCAAACAATGATTCTGTTGTCGATGTGTATGATAGTGGTAAGAGAGATTCAGTTTCTGCCTCATTAGCAGAAAAGATGGTACGAAGAGGTGATATGCAACAAGTCAAACGCATTGTACATCCTGTTGCATATGAACATATTGATAAGTGGAGAAATTTTTATCTTTGATTGAACAACTGTGAAAAGTTTTTAAATGCCATTGGTATTCGATATTGATGTCCATTATAAAAATTCAAAATAGTTTCAATTGTTTCTGTTTGTGCTGAAGAAGTTTTGTTTTCTTCAATGAATTGAATATTATATAAATTGATATAAGTTTTGTCTGTTCCAAATTCAAATGATTTGAAATGAATTTCAAGTTCTCCTAAATCAATGTCATTCTCATTATCAATATGATAAGTAGCAATTTGAGAAAAATAAGCTGTGACGCCATTTTCTGCTTCAACAATCACGTTTGCATTTGAAAAATTAAAAAAATTATTTTCGGTTTCAATCAGGACCATAATTACCTTTTACTTTAAAGTTATATAAATACTGTTATGAAAATCTTATAAACTTATATTCTTATATATGTAGCTATGCCAATAAATTTAAATACAAATACAACCCCAGTCACCGCATATGATAAAGTAACGGAGTTTGCTGGAATACAACGACCAGCGACAATGTTAACAGTTAAAAAGTCAATGGGAAATATTCGTTCTGGTGTAACAGCCGGTTCAATTCCAGAAAAAGCCGAACTTATTCTAATGACAGATGATGCTGGTGATATCAATGGTGAAATACGAATTGGTACAGGAAATCGTGGTGCTGTTTACTATACAACTGGAGTTGCTGATAACTCATTAAGTGGTGAAGAAGAGTTTTATCCACTAACATCTTCTGGTGATCCAATTAATAACAACACCTTACCTTTGTATCAAGTTGGTGCGTTGATTTATTTTGCAGGACCAGAACCTCCTGTAGGATATTTATTTTGTAACGGTGGTGTTTATGAATCAGCACTATACCCAGAATTAGCAACTTTTCTTGGTAAAGAATTTGAAGTAAGTGCAACACAATTTCGTGTTCCTGATTACACAAACACAATGGGTCAAGAAGGTTCACGATATCAAGGTGGACTGTTTATTCGTTTATTAAATCAAGGTGGTCCTACTGTTGCTAATAACAATCCAGATTATATTGATACTATTCTTGATGTTAATCAATATGGTGATTATCTACCTCACAGCGGAAATACATTTGTTGTAGACCGTCAATACGGATCAATTCAACAAGAAAGTTATATTTCTCATAATCATAAACTACTTACAACAAATGTATCTGATACAGAAGAATCACATAGTCACAGATACTTTGGTGCGTATGGTGCAACCGATGGGTATTATCTAGGAAGAATTGATGGTGAACAAGCAATTAGTGGAGATGGATATAAAATTTCAGAAAGAGATCCAATTACTAGTTTTATAATCTATAGCGGTCTTGCAACAACAGATCAAGGTGGTGCGCCAGGAGCACAAGATTTTTTTGTTGGATCTTCAGAAGCATTTAAACCAAATCCTACCTATGATACACAATCTTATAATTTTCCAGTTGATTTAGGACTTTTAGCTAGTAAGTATCCAATGGAAAGTGTAAGTCCCGGACAAGATATGCAAATTGGAGATCACTTGCATTCGGGATGGATTGGACACGGACCATCATTAACTGATAATACGCATAATACTATTCATTATACTACAACTACAACTGGAAATACTTGGAGTAATCAAGGCGAAACACAACCTAGAAATTATTCAGTTTTATTTTGTATTAAATATTAAAGGACTTACCAATGGCTGGTATACAAAAAATTAGTTCCGGTATCATTCAAAAAGGTTTATCTGTTGACAATAGAGATAAAGTTAAAGCAGCAGGTGAAGTTTTTATTTCATTGAAAGAAACAAATCCACCTCAGTTTGATGGTGGTGGTAATCGTATCAATAAGGTTACTGGTGATATTCGTGTACATGATGGTAAGACTCCCGGTGGTATTTCAACACCTCCTCCAGGAACAGTAGCACATATACTGACAGAAAAAGATCCTGATTTTCAAGATGAAACACATCCTGCGTCAGTAAAACCAAAATACGGATTTAAAACGCCTGACGGTTGGATGTATTGTGATGGTAGACTATTAGATAAAGACGATTTTGGTGCATTGTATGCCGCTATTGGAGATACTTGGAATGATCCAAATACAGTGATACCATCAACTCATTTTCAAATACCAGATTTTCGTGGATACTTTTTAAGATGTTATAAGAATCAACGTGTAAGTGGTGAGTTTGGAATCGGATCAAAAAGGATAGACACTATAACAAAACATGGACATCATATTATTACAGGACTTGGTGGTGCACATACACACCAATATCGCAAATGGGATATTGATTTAAGTCTTGACCCACCACATTTGCCCGGTGGTTCAAAAGTTGATTCTGTTGATGGTTTGAATTACTCAGGTACATATGTTGTACAAAGACGTGGAAATCGTAACGAAGAGTATGAAGAACAAAAGGTTGAAGAACTTTGGAAGAAAAATATTATTGGTGGTTTACATGCATGGAACATGCACTATTTACCAGGTGAAGCAATGCCTCCAGTTTATGGTGCAAATCCTTTATATAAAGCAGATTTTTTTACGGGTGAAATGAATTCTCCTGGAGAGAATGGAATTCAAGAGGGTAATATGTATGGATATGAACCTACATCCTCCATTTCAACAACCGCTGCAACAGAAACATTTATTGGTGGTACTCATACTGAACCTGTATTAAAGTCTAGTGTACATCGTAAATGGGTTAAAGCTGATTATCCTAATTCAGGACAACCAATATTTGATTTTGAAGATCACTATGCAAGAACAGGTACTTCATCACTTGATCCAAAACCAGATTATGTTGTAGTTGGCGATAACACTTCTTTTCCTGTTGATGTACCTCAACAACATTTACATGAAGTTGCAACAGGATTTTCTATAGGAACTTATCCAGCAAATACAACCATTGAAATGACACCTTCAAATACATATGCACAAACTACAAAAACCTATCTTGATCCAGGATTTGTGCAGCCAGCTATTTTTGGACCTGACGAAGAACAAGGATTTCCAACAAACATTAAATTACCAACATTCATTAAGTATTAAAGGTCATGGCTAATATTAAAGATATCGCACCAGAGTATGAATATGGTTCAAATCGAACCACACAAACACAAATACAAACTGATGCTGGAATTTCGGGGACACTTGGATTGCAAATGCTTCAAACAACTAGTGTTCGTGTAGCCAACGCAAGAACGTATCCATCTCGTTTGCCCTCTTCAGATCCATCAGCCTTTCGTGTAGGTCCTCAAGGTCAAATTACAATGTCGAGTGACCTATATCCGGCATCATTTTATGCACCAGCATATCCAGGTGCAGGACAAATTGAAATAGGTCCTATTGGTACATTTGAAACTGTAGAACTCAAGGGTAGAGGGACTGTAGATCCAGCAAACTTTTTTTATCTAACATCAGATACTAAAGTACAAGATCCTTTAAACGTAGAAGCTCCTGCAGGAATATCAACACCTCCGACTGGCACAATGGGATTTTTTCCTGTAAATAAAGTACCAATGGGTTGGATTACATTAGGTGGTTCTACAAGATATATCTATAAGAGAGCATATACTTATCGTTACATACCAACAAATACAATATTATCACCTTCTGATCCTTTAATTGGTTCTGATCCTGCTAACTGCATCCCAGCATTTGCAAATACAGAATATACAGCAATTTATAATATTCTAAAAAGTTGGGATCTAGTTGGTCTCGAAACCGCAAGTATGTATGAATTAGTATTTGCAACAAAGAATCCTTTTTCTGGATACTTTGTAAGAACTGCTAATCCAACATTTGAAGGTATCGCACAGAATACACATCCATTTGAAACTGAAGGACAGTATATGTCTAACCACTCTCATGATGGTTATACATATCCCAACTATGCTTCACCAATTAATACTTATCATGCTTCATCAAAATTACCATTAGTAAACAATTATTTAATTGATGATTTAGCTGGATCAAAAGTACCAGACACAACCACGGTAAATTGGGGTAGTGTTTGGGCAGGTGGTGCAACAGCAAATAGTAGTTATTTTCATACCAATAAAGATTTAGGACATGATATTCGTCTGTTCTCTTATCGAAAAACAAATGGTACTGTATTAGTTTATGATTCTGAAGAAGAGTTGAAACCAGCAGATATGAATCCAATCACATGGGTTGATGGTAGACAAAACGGATTACCAACCATATTAAATTGGAACGAAAATATTGATCTAACAATTGATATTCATCAACAATTTTCGCAACTAACTAATACTTCATATCAACCTTTATATAATAAAGGAAATAATTATGCTAGCCAATTTGATTATATTGCTCTAGAATACTGTCATCCTACAATATTTGGAAAGTATGATTATTTCGGTAAACTTGAACCAGTTGCTAATGAACAAATTCAATATGAATTATTTTTTGAAAAATATACCGCTGGTGGTGGACCATCTAATTTTACATTGAAATTTTGGAATTGGAAAGGTACTCGTTTACTAATTATTGACAATGGTGGTCCAGAAATTGAAAAAGCATTTAGAGGTATAGGTAATCAATGGGCACATGCTCCTACATGGAATAGTAGTATTAAGATATGTGATTTGAATATCTATGACATATATCGTTATGCAATGTTATTTGGTATTCAACCAAGTACATATGGTGCATATCTACCATCAAAATTGAAAATTTGGATTCGTCCAAATGTTAATGGTGTTCAATTCACAAATACACATGATTTATCTTTAGTGTATAAAGACTTAAATCATGTTACACATGATGCTGAATTAAAAGAAGATTATTTGAAAAAAGTCTTATCCGCTGGAATTTACCATATTGCAAATAATACTCGAAGTAATGTTCCATCAATACCTTATGCAAATCGTAAATGGAATCCAATTACATCTCAATTTGAACCAAGTCCATCAATTCATACAATTGAAGTCCGATCACTTGATAACAGTTTAAATTTAGATAAAGGACGAACATCTTATCATGTTGAAAGAGTAAACCGATGGAATAATGCAGATACAGATTACTATAACCGAAGAGGTTTCTATGAGCCACACCTTGGTAATTTAGTTTATGCAAACTCAGATTTTGGTGTTGCAAATACCAATCAAAGAATTGGTACAAGTTACATGTTCAACTACCGATATACTTTTGGTTCAGAATGGGGACAAGAAGGATACACTGTAACACCACCAAATGTTTTACCTACATGGGCTCATGATGCAGGTTCTGTATTTGCTCAGAGTACATTGAAAGATGTTGCTCCATTTACAGTAATTGATCATGCTAACATTCAACATAGTGTAATCAATTATGATACACATGTTCATACAAGAATTAAAACATATCATCGTTCATTGGTAGACCGAAGACTTGACCGAAAACAAAGTTCACCTATTCTGGGTTGGCAAAGAAATCCTTCTGGATATGTGCGTACAATTGGACCGGAAGGTCTTGCAATTTCTGGTCTTCCAAAAACAAGTACATCATCAACTGTACTAAGTCCAAAAAAATCAAGATGGGTAATCAAAAAAGATTTTAGCAAATCATTATCAGATGCCTCAGCATTTCCAAATGCTGCACAAGGTAATGATTCATCTGTAACTGTTGGTAGCTCAGGTTCGCCAAGTGAGACAAAGCCAACAGGATTTCCTTATGAAACTTGGGATAAGAATAGATTTAACAAATTAAATTCATTACCAAGTTTCAATCAATTATGGAATGCAAATCCTGACGGTACAATTACTGCAAACTATTCTACAGAAGCAGAAGACAATAATCCTATTGAAACAGGTGGAAGTAACCCATCTTTTGATGATCCAACAAATACACCTGGTATTAGTTTTCAACAAGGTACAAAACCTTATCATGTTCCAAATTGGAGATTTCGAAGATTACGAGCAAGCTACAACGGTGGTGGTGATGATTCTATAGTTTCTCAACACAACTCTTCTAATTCTGATACGGGTGTATCACCATATGTTAATCCATCAGATCTTTCTGAATATGATTATCTAGGTGGCGGTGCTGAGAATGAAGTTTCAAAATTTCTTGGAATAAAAGATAGTGCAAGAGCAACGGAAATTAGTGTCGAAGGTGAAGGTAATAATGTTCAATACAATAAAGTATGGATGCATGTAGGACTTCCAGCGTCATATAGGTTTGAAAATTCACTCACAAAACAAAATAGTTCCTATAGTAGAAAATTGATGCGTGGTTTGAAATCACACCGAACAAACGCACAAGACCGGCAATTTTGGGGTCATCACAGAGGTCACTTCTTCAGCCGAGCAGAAAATGCATCCCATAATCATACTTTCGGCCAACATCAAGATAACCACCGTAATCACGGACATCAAGGATGGCAACATTATACTTCACAAACAGGACATTCTGATAATTGGTATTCAAATTATCCGGCATATTATCCTCACAATCTGTCAGACCAGCCCTCAGTATACCATAATAATGGAGGAAGAAGGTCAAGCATACAATCTGAATATGCTGGTCCGAATGTAGGAAGCAGTGATGGTGCAAATTATATATATCATGGGAATTCAGGTTATGGTGATAAACAAGTTAGAAAAGCCGAAAATAATTCTCTCAGTGGTGCTAGTAAAGGTTCTAATCGAGGAGGCCTTGGTGATATATACAGAAACAAAATATATACAGGTGGTGAGTATAATCATGTAAGTGTATCTGGACCATATGGTGCATTGTCTCCCTTTAATACAGGAGATCGAGCTGTAGCTCCTGGTACTATAACTACTTCTGGTGATGGAGGTTCCAATGATGGCGCACATTTCGGTGTCCGTATTCCTTGGCATTATAAAATTAATCTACAGTTGGATGGTTCTTTATCTGGACAAAGTAATCATTCGACTGGAACACAAACAGATACTTTTTATAACAGACAAAATGAAAGAGCCGGAGAAAAAGTAGAAAGACAGCAAAGTTTTTATGGTAAAAGAATGATCGCAGGTTCAACATATGGTGATAATCCATGGGTAGTTTTGAATCACGAACCATTTAGCGGTGCGCATGGAACGATGAGAGATTTATATCTCAATACTTCTGGAATTAGTGTTAGCGGCGCAAAAGTTGATAAACTCTCTACATTTAATTTACCTAGAGAAGGTTCTAACGAAGAAATCGGAACAATGTATAGATATCTTGATCGATATAATCCTGAAGATCAAAGAAACTTATATGCATTTTTATCAGATTATTATTCCGCATATGATATTGCAACAGAAGATTATGCAGTAAATAACTATACATATAAAAATCCTTACTTTGCAGATGCCAGAAAACAAAAGCAATACCGAAATTATACCGGTTTCCGAACAAGGTCGGACCGATATTTGACTGTAAATACAAAACATCAATTAGATTTGGTTAAAGAAGACCAAATTTACGGTTATCATGCATATAAGGACGAATCTAGTCATTTCTTTAGAAATTTTGGAACGAACTACCATAGTCGCCATGATGGTGCTGATTATGGACATAGATTTGTATCAATTTATAATCGTGGATCAAACCATCCCATGTACTCTGTTCAGACAGGTAAATATCGTCACTATCATCCAAAAGATGTGATGGATTTTTCACTAAAACAATCACTTCAGTCTAAACCCGAATTTTTTGCACCATGTCATATCACACGTTCTGATGAATTGACTGAAGATCCATATCGTTTAACCTTCTTGAACACTGGTTCATCTGGACCACTTGCGCAAAGAACAACAACTGTAGGTGGACACGAACATGATTTGATTTATGCAAACACAACATTCCGAGGAGACACGGAATTTAGACCCATAAATATAGCATTAGTACCGTGTATCAAAGTTTAATAATTAGAAGGAGAATATATTATGTCAAATAACGGACCAAAAGATGTATGTTTATTAAGTGGTGATGGTTATTTTATCGATGCTGTAAGAATATTTTATGACCAACGAGCAGAAGCGTATATACTGCCACCTTCTGCAGTTGAGGCGCCTTATCCAGATATTACTAAAATTGATAATGGATATCTAGCAAGATGGGATAGGGCTGCTGAAAGATGGAGATATGAAATTGAAGATTATTCATTTGGTACAGTAGATGCAGATCCACTTGAGATTTTAAAAGCATCCATTGAAACAAAAATGGATGCCGCTAAAGAAAAAATCATTGAAGCATTTGTTGATGGTGATAGCACAAAACAACAAGCTTGGGGTGACTATAGAACCAATCTAAGATTATTATTATTTCAAATGTTTGATACTCAAAAAGCTCAAGCTGAGGCACAACCGTACGATGCAGCAAAACCTTATCTTGCTGGTAATATTGTTTCACATGGTGGAAAATATTATACACTTGATATTACAGCAACAATTGGTGTACCTCGAGCTACACCGCCCGCGGCACCTTGGATTGAAGTTTCTTTAGGTGCCGCAATGCCAACACTTAAAGAACATCCTAATCCATTTTTGGCAAGAAAAGATCCAGGTGAATTAATTCACTTCACTGGTTGGCCTCCATTTCCTAACGCATAACAAATTATGGCAAAACAACACTGTTTAATTAATATCGAAACTGATCATTTTATTAAAACTGTTACATCACCTTCAGTTGTACAAGATCAACTTCATTTATATCGAGTTGTTTTTGCGCACCCACCAGACCCTTCTGAATATCCAATGAAATGGGATGAAAACACTGAAGGTTGGAATGCGGATAAGGTAGAATATAAAAATACAAAAAACGAAATAGCACAACCTATAAGTAATATACCAGCTGCACAACAAGTCAATACAGGTGAAAGTTTAAATCCAATGTACTTTGATGGATTAAAACCTTACACAAAATCTGCATTACTTGACCTATTTCAAAATGAACTTGAACGTATCAATGAATATACATTGCGATTAGCACTGACAGGAAAAAAAGCTACAAAGAAACTTAAAATTTATCGTGAAAGTTTGCAGAAGAAAATTGAAGAAACTAAAAGCATGAAACAAATGTATAGTGATATTCCATGGGAAGCAGATGATGATACTTTAAAAAGAATATTCAAAACAGGAAAAGTAGATATTAAACCATGAAAGAAGTTCCCGATTCATTGAAGATGGAATTCACATTGGCAATGAGAGAAGTCGAATATGAAATTCGTAAGAAAAAACAACAAGATGAATTGATTCGCCAATTTAGCGAAGCAATGGAAAAAGATAAAGCTAAAAAAAGTTCTTGACAAAATCTTAAAAGTATGCTAAATATGATCAGAGAGGAGTGTATGGTTCATTCTTCTCTGCTGTGGTTGCCCGTTTGGGGACCACGATATATCGTGCAGTTTGCACAAATATAACTCGCTTTTTAAGGAGGCAATATGCCGTTTTTGACTCGTTACTCAAATAACGATTGGAACCGATTTGTGAACCATTCAATTGACTTGTTTGATCGAATGGAAATTATTTTAAATGATTCTCGGTTCTCAAATACTTCTACCACATCATTTCCACCTCATAACATCCGTAAACGTGACAACTCATACTTACTTGAGATGGCAGTAGCTGGCTTTGGTAAAGATGAGATTTCAATCACTCGAGAAAAAGATTATTTGATCATTGAGAGCAAGAAAGACACAAAGGCTGATGATACAGATGGTTTTGTATATCGTGGCATCGCTAATCGTTCTTTCAAAAAAATGTTCACTCTCGGTGAGAATATGAAAATCATTGCGGCTGATATTAAAGATGGTATGCTTTATGTTGGTCTTGAGCATGAAATTCCTGAAGAGGACAAACCTCAGACCATTGAGATTGGTAAAAGTACAGATGCAATGACAAAAGTGATTAACTCTGTCAAGAAGTTAGAAGCTTAAATATAATTGGCGGTCTTCGGGCCGCCTTATAAATACTTGACACACAACTTACATACACACAAAAGGAGAAAAAATGAATTACTTCGATCTCAATACCACCTTTCGGTCTAGCCGATACTCAGAAATGCAATCCTATTTTAAATCCGAATATAAAACTGACCACGAATGGGCTTTTAACAATTGGCTCGAATCAAGAACAGAAGCCAAAAAAAAAGTTTTCTCGAACATTGCTGCTATCTTTGGCGCCTTGCCTTTCCTACGGAGCAACAATTAAAAGAAAAATATCTAAGTCAGGCGACAAACCTTGCAGATCTTGAACTCCGTATGAATAATTGGGATCGACGAAATGGTCGCCAGAACAATATTGGTCCAACATATTAACACATCACACACAAAAGGTAATTATGGCTGATAATAAAAACCCCTATCAAATTCGTCAAGAACTACTGAACACGGCAAAAGATTTTGTTGAGAATATGTATCAGGTTCAGCAATCTGCAATTGAACGCCAGTTCCAATTAGCAGAACAAATTATGGAAAAGAATGAAGAATCTGGACGGCAAATGTTTGAACAAACAACTGAAAATCTTGAGAAATATGCAAAAGGTTATCCAGGTGTTGATCAAATTCTAGCAGTTGCAAAACAATTCCAAGACTTCGTCGACAACAAGAAGTGATATCAAAGTCTCCTAAATAATATATCTAAACGATTATTATTTAGGAGCATCATGTTACATATAGGAATTGATTTTTCCATCACAAGTCCTTGTATTTGTTTTTGGGATTCACGATACGAACATACGTTCGAAAATAGTTCTTTCTTCTTTCTATCATCAAGCAACACTCATAAAAATTTTGATTTTCCAAAGAACATAACATTTGAAGATACGTCATCTTCAAAAAACAATCCTGTTAGGTTTTCAGAAAATGCAGAAAAGCTTACAAACAAAATATTAGCAGAAATTGAATCAGTGCGCAAATTCAATATTCTTCTCGAGGGATATTCAATGGGCGCAAAAGGTCGGTTATTTGATATTGGTGAAGCTACCGGTATCTTTAAATATTTCTTATCAAACAATAATTTGAATGTTGCGACAGTTGCACCAACAGCAATTAAAAAGATGGCAACTGGTAAAGGCAATGCAAATAAATTCTTGATGCTTGAAAAATTTACAGAAATAAATATAGAATTAAAATCTTCAGAATGGATAAAAAAATTGACCACTGAGAAACATCTACTCTCTCCGCTGACTGATATTGTAGACAGTTTCTTTATTGCTAACTCATCAACGGTAGTATATGATCAAGGCAAATTTAGTTCAAGATAGTAAATTAATAAATGGCGAAAGACTCTTGACTTTTAACCTAAAATATGGTAGAATAATACATAGCGAACTCTTACGTCATCGAGCGGCGTCACATTCAGTAAAAAGTTCAAGAGCAATACCAACAAAGAAGTATCGGGAAGAAGTTGAAACTAATCCATATATTCCTGTGAAGTTTGGAACAAATCAAAAAGGAATGCAAGCTGGTAATCAAACACCAGCAACATTATCTTTTGGAACAAAGATTTGGAAACTCTCCGCAAGATTTGCATGTATTGCGCATAGCATGATGGAAAAAATTAATGTGCATAAAGAAGTTGCAAATCGTATTTTAGAACCATATGTTTGGGTAGAAGAGACATTGACTATTGAAGAAGATGCTCTGATGCAAATAGCTGAATTGAGAATTCATGATGATGCACAAGAAGATGTTCGTCGAATTGCTGAAGAAATGGTATATGAAACTGAGAACAGTAAAGAGCCTGTAATACTTGAAGAAAACCAATGGCACGTTCCATATGTTATTCGTCAAATTAATGGTAATATGATTTACAAAGATAATGATGGTAAGAATCTTACACTTGATGAAGCAATCATTTGTTCGGCAGCAAGATGTGCCAGAAGTTCATATGCAAACCATGATAATTCAACAACAACTTATGAAAATGATACAAAGCTTGCTGATCGTTTGGTCGGTTCAACACCAATGCATTTATCTCCGTTTGAACATCAAGCAAGACCATTTTTAAATAATGATGAAAAACTTGAGTACATGTCAAACTTTCGTCATTTCTTTCAACAAAGAAAGGCAATTGAAAATTCATTATGGCAGCACAAACTATCTTAAAAAATACAAAGCAAGATTCATTTCGTTCACAAGTTCTAAGACTCTGGAAACAACCACATGACCGAGTGTTAAGAATTTTTCTACGAGATGCGGACTCACGTGGTTTTCCTGTAATTAAAGATTGGCCTGGTTTTATCGAAAAATATGGTAGTGATTATGTACATGCTACATTGATGTACTATATTTTAGAGTACAAGCTACCAATGCCTCGCACACCGATTGAATTGGCCGATATCAAAGATTTATTCTGGCGATTCTCAACAAAAACTATTTCACCATTTATTCATGCAAGTGATATGAATAGTCCGTTGATGCATCGCCTGTCAACACATCCTTACAAGTATGATTATGATGAACACACTCTAGGCTATTTTCCTCAGAATACAACAGCAAATAAGATTTCAAATTATTTTGCTCAATCTGAAAGAATGCTCTGTGAGGTTCTTGATCGTGAAAGCACTGTACATCTATGGACTACAGAAAAAGGTGTGTCAAGATTTGTTGATGTTCTAAGAAGACTACCTTCAAAGAGTATGTCAGAAGCTGACTTGAAAAAAGTTTTTAGCTATGCCGGTCAAGTTGCTGCACAATTTAATGTAAACACGGCAAAGAACATTTATAATTTATTTCCCGGTGAAACTATCTTTGATATCTCATGTGGCTGGGGTGACCGCTTAACAGGATTTTATCTATCAAATAAAAGTACATATATAGGTACAGACCCAAATGAAAAGATGTTTGAGAAATACAAAGAAATGTGTTTACAGTATGAAAGCTGGCTAGGAAAGAAAGGTGATATTCTTCATGAAGGTGATGAATACTTTGAAATTCGTGGTAAGAAAAATGTTCGCATATATAATTTACCCGCGGAAGATTTACCATATAAAGATTTACCAAACATTGATATAACTTTTTCTTCACCTCCATATTTCAATCGTGAATTATATGCCAAGGATTCTGCAAAAGAATCAAATCAATCTTGGAATCGTTATTCATCTGACAACGAATGGCTAAACGGATTTCTTTATGTTGTGCTTGATAACATCATGCCTAAATCTAGGTCAACACTTGTAAACATTACAGACATTGGCACAGATGCACAAAAGAACCGAGTATTCATTTGTGATCCAATGGTAGATCGATATCGTGATGAGTTTCGTGGTATGATTGGTTTTCAATTGTCAAGATTAATGAACATTGAAAATGTCAACAATGGTACTTATACAGAACCAATCTGGGTATTTGGTGAGAAGTTACCACTATACAATAAAAAAGATTTAATGAGTATATTTTAATTAAGGAGTATTATGTTTCACCGAATTACAGCAACATTTTATCAAGGATCATGGGAAAGAATAATCAATACAGAATTTCTTGTCTGTATTGATCCGTATCAAGATGAACATGAGATGTATATTCGTTTTCAATTAACAACTGAACAAATTGCGTTTGTATATACAAATCTTGAACACATGATGCAAGATTATAGTCGCCTAGCAAATAATCTTGGACAGGAATATACAAATGTACATACAATCATTACACCAAAGAGTTGTAAGGAGTTATAATGCAAAGAGAATATAATGTTGATGCTGCTATTATTGGTGCCGGTACTTCCGGCATGACTGCTTATAGAATTTTAAAAAAAGCTGGCCTATCAGTACTGCTAATTGAAAAAGGTGCATTTGGTACAACTTGTGCTCGAGTTGGTTGTATGCCAAGTAAATTACTTATTTCAGCAGCAGAAAGAATGGTTGATTTGAAATCAAGTTATAATTTTGGATTTGAATCAATGATCAAACCAGACATGGATAGAATATTTGAAAGAGTAAGAACAGAAAGAGACCGTTTTGTAAAGTTTACAACTGACTATGTTGCTGAAATACCAAAAAACGAAATTTTAAAAAAGGTTGTATACTTTGATGATGATGGTGTATTATCTACCTTTAGTGGTATAAAAATACATGCAAAATTTTATCTTGTGGCAACTGGTTCACAGCCAACATTTCCTAACGAGTTTGAAATAAAACAAACAACAAATACTCAAGGTGATGATGATTACATCTACCAAGGAAGTTTATTTACAAGTGATACAATTTTTGAACGAAAATTTAGAGCAGAGGAACACATTTCAGTAGTAGGTGCAGGTGTGATCGGTCTTGAATTAGGTCAAGCGTTTGATGAATTGGGAATACACACTACAATTTTTGGAAGAAATAATCAAATCTCAAATTTAACAGACCCTGAAGTTAGTGGATATGCAAAAGAATTTTTTAAAAATAAACTTCAAAACTTCTATCCAAATTCTGAAATAACAAAATATAAATCAACACTTGAGGCTAATGGCGAATATATAAATTGGATATTTTATAAAGACCTTGATAATCAAGATGCAAATGATGCTACACTAGAAGATGAGACATCTAATGAAATCATTAAAGGTGTAAAAACTTTTTCAGATGCTACATTAGTGGCTAGTGGTAGAAAACCAAATATTGCTGTTTTGAAATTACATAACACCGGAGTTGGTTTCACAGAAGGATTACCTAATTTTGATGCAGAAACAATGTTTTGTTTAAATGACCAAAACGAACCAGTAAATATTTTAATTGCTGGTGATTGTACGGGTGAAAGACCTCTGCTACATGATGCTGCTGATGAAGGAAGAGCGGCTGCTGAAAATATAATTCGAGTAATTAATAACGAGCCGATTCAAAGACGTTATATGGGACCTCCAGTAACGATAACATTTACAAATCCTGGTATAGCAACAGTTGGATATTCATTTAGTCAAATAAAGGATTATTTAGATGATGTCAAAATTGGTTTTGCATCATTTGAAGATCAAGGTCGCTCACGAATTTTGCATAAAAATTCTGGATTAATAAAAGTATATGCAGATAAAAAAACTGATTTATTTTTGGGTGCAGAGATGATTTGTTCAGATGCTGAACATTTTGCACATACTTTATCATGGGCATTGGGCGCCGGAATGACTATTGGTCAAATGCTTCAACTACCGTTTTATCATCCAACAACTTTTGAAGGTGTGAGAACTGCACTTAGAAATTGCTTATGAAAAAATTTTTAGACCGTGGAACTATTATAATTGAAAAAGAAAAAAATGAAACATATTATAATGAATTTCCATTTCATCTTGTTGTATATCATGATGTTTTTGCTCCTGAATTATTGACAGAAGTTGCCGAAATATCAAAACAATTATTATGGTTCTTTGACCATTATGATAAAGGTACAATAAAGAAGCCAACTGGTGCAGTTTTTAATTTTGACAATTTTAAAGGAGCGTCAAAACAACAACGATATTTACAATCAGCAGAAAAGGAGTTTCCAGCTTTTAAAGATTTTTTACTTATGCTGACTGAAATTGATTATACAATATTAGAAATTTTAAATAATGATTATCCTGAATTTCCAATAAATACTGATAACTATAAAGAAAACCTTATTCAAAATTTGATTAATTGGTTTCAATCAAATGAAAACCCAATATTACATACAGATGGTGGAATTCTGTCAACACTAACACCCTATGTTGTTGATAGAGTTGATTTTGATTTGTATAATTCTCGAGGAGAAACAGAGTTCTTAGTGCAAAATAAAACACATATGGTAGGTACACTTCCAAGAAATGGAGATGTTGTTGTGTTTAGTGGACAAATACGGCATCGTGGAAATGGATGTATTGATAATATTCGAAGATATTCATATGTGTCTACATATAAACACCCAAAAGAAAAAAGAGATTGAAACATATTATATTTGTAAGAGGTTTGCCCGGTTCAGGGAAAACAACTCTAGCTACAAGACTTGCACAGAAATGTAATTCAAAGTTTTTTGAAGCAGATCAATTTATGGTTGACCAGCATGGTAACTATAAATTTGACATTCGCAAACTTGGCTATGCACACAAACAATGTTTAATTGATGGCTTAAAATATCTAGCAAGAAATCAAACAGTTATATTTTCAAATACCTTTGTTACCATTCGTGACTTTGTACCTTACATTCGTGAGATACAAAATTTTAAATCTATAAATTTAACTGCAAATAATTTTGTTGCAAATTCAAATAATTCAATTATTGAACTACGAGAGAATTGTGGAGATCCAATATCGGTTCGAACAATTTGGCGTCCATCAGAACCGCCAATTACAGATACCGATCTAACCACATATCCTAAAGTAGAACCAAATCTCGACAATATTAAAATTACAATTTATCAACCAGGATATCATGGTACTTCTGTGCATAATGTTCCAGAGCAAACTATGGAGAACTACAGAAGAAAATGGATACCTACTACAACAATTACCCAACACTTCAAAAGGAATTTAAAGAAAGCAGATATACAATACAATATCTTATAAAAAGGAATATATGAAATTACCACAGGCAATTATAGTTGACGTTGACTTTACAGTAGCAAATAACGGTCATCGTGATCCTTATGATTTCAGTGAAAAAGTTTTAGACGATTTGCCTATAGTTCCAATGATACATCTTGTCAATGGGCTTGTACAAGTTTCAGAATATTATCCCATCTTTCTCACCGGACGAAACGAAATTTGTCGAGAACATACTAAAAAATGGCTTGACAAACACTTCAATTTCAAGTATACTTTGATCATGAAGGCTCTGGAAAACCAGAGAGGTCGTACTTCAATCTTCAAAGAAAAAATGTACAAAGAACAAATTCAAGACCAATACAATGTCTTTCTAGTCATTGATGATGACAACAGAAACGTCAAGATGTTCAGGTCCTTAGGTCTTGATGTACTACAACCACATATACTTGCAAGGAAAAATTAATGTTCTATACTAATGTATCCTTGATCAATAATCGTATTCATATGCGATATATTGAGAATGGTGTGAGAAAACAAAACGATTTTGCCTTTACACCGGAACTTTTCGTACCAAGTCCAAAAGGCAAGTTTCGTGATTTGTATGGTAAAACCTTCCGACCAGTTGAAGTTGAATCTGCAAAAGTTGCAAGAGAAAAAGTTGCCGCAAGCCGAGGTATTGAAGGCTACACAATTTGTGGCAATCCAAAACCTGAGTTTGAATTCATTGCAAAGAACTTTGATGGTCATATTGAATTTGAATCGAAATATGTGAACATCGCCTATCTTGATATTGAGGTGTTCACTGACGGTACTTTTCCTGAGCCATCGGAAGCAAAGTTTCCTATCAATGCTATTTCATTTCGTATACATGGTAAGACACATGCCTTTGGCTTGACTTATGATGATGTTACATATGAGAGCAAGAAAGATGATGTCGAAGTTTATCTGTTTGATTCAGAAGAAAAACTGCTGATGGAATTTGTCGACTTATGGTCTTCATCTGAAATTGATATCATCTCTGGCTGGAATTCAAATAGCTTTGACATACCATATATCTGTCGAAGAATTGAAGGTATCTTCGGTGATAAGTTTCTTCGGAAGCTTTCACCATTTCATCGTGTGTATTCTGTTGAAAGAAAGAATGATTTTGGAAACAAAGAAGTTCAATATAAAATATCAGGCATCTCTCAATTAGATTATCTTGCAGTCTATAAAAAGTTCACATTCAAAAACCGTGAGAGTTATAAACTTGATTATATTGCACAAGTTGAATTGAATGAACGTAAAGAAGATGTTTCTGAATATGACAATCTATTTGATCTATATGAAAAGGACTTTGAACTTTTCATGGATTATAATATCAAAGATACTGAACTTGTTGAAAGGCTTGATGACCGTTTGAAGTTGATGGAGATATCTCTATCACTTGCTTATTTTTCAAAGGTCAATTTTGAAGATATCTTCAGTCCTATGCGATACTGGGAAAATATTATTCATAATTATCTTTATGAAAATTTTATTGTTTCGCCGATTGATAAACAAGTGAATGAAAAGTCTGAGAAGTTTGAAGGTGCTTATGTTAAGAATCCAATTGTAGGTAAGCATGACTTTCTTGTATCATTTGATTTCACCTCACTGTATCCTTACATTCTAAGAACATTCAATATATCACCAGAAACAATTGTTGATATGCGTGAAGATGTTGATATTGTTTCTGTATTAAACAAGACACTTGATTTGTCTGAAGAAAAAGAACGTGACCTAACTCTAGCAACGAATGGTGCAAGGTTCTCTCGTAAGCATACTGGCTTCATACCTGCACTTGTCAAACGAATGCTTGACTTGAGAAAGAATGCCAAGAAGGATATGATCACAACAAAGCAGGAGATTGAGAAACTGAAAACTGAAAATGCATCTGCTGATGAAATTGACAATCTTGAAAAGAAGGCAAAGGCATTATTCAACATGCAATTGGTTGCAAAAGTTGCTGCAAACTCTTTCTATGGTATCTGTGGTCTCAAGTATTTCCGTTTCTACGATATTCGTTTGTCTGAAGCGGTAACGTTATCTGGTCAAGCAGCAAACCGTTTTGTAGAACAAC